TTGAATAAACGCGCTAATTGGTAAGCGATAAAATATTGCACCGTTTTCCATAATAGCATGAAATAATATAGACTTACCTGTAAGAGCGCTAAGACCAAAGATAATGCAGTCTTCAACTTCTCCATGATGTTTTTTAAGATCATATAAATACTCTCTTCTTATTTGTGCGTAAGTCGCTGGTATGTTTGCGTTTAAATATGCCATAATTTATCCTCATTTTATATTACCCCAATTAGGACCAAATTCATAGTCCACTTTATTGTCCACTTCAAGTGGTATAGCTTGTTCCATTGTTTCTTGAACCGTGATCCGTGTTCCTTGATCCTTGACTGATATACATAGCTCATCGTGTATTTGTATATGAGGCACGATACCTTTGTCATACAAATCTACCATAGCTTTTTTAGTCATATCTGCAGCTGACCCTTGTATTAATCTATTTAAAGCTTTGTAAGTAAATGCAGGTACATAATATTTATCAAAAAAATCCATGTAGTTAGGATCTATTTTGTTTTCTTTATATTTTTCTAACATCTCAGCTTTAAAAGCTTCTCTTGCTTCTTCTTCTGTATATAATTTTACAGGTTTAAATCTATTAGCAGCAGGATCCCATTCTTTATTAGTAGTTTCCCATTTATTAAATCTGCAAAACCTATCATGTAAAGTAAATAATAATTTATGCTCTGCAGCAAAATTAATTAAATCTTGAGACAACTGTCTAACAAAAGGTACTTTACTATGGTACTCATCAAATAATTTTTTAGCACCTATCTTATCTAAACCTAACTCTGCCTGTAATTTTAATTTACCCATACCATAAAACAAACCTAAGTTAATAGTTTTTGCTTGTTTTCTAGATATCTTAGCCATGTCTGCTACTATCTGGTGAAAGTCTGCATTGTCTTTGTTAAATTCTTCTTTTAAATTACTTGTACCGGGTAAACCTAACTTAATAGCATAATGGACCACAATCCTAGGCTCTTGCTGTGAATAGTCAAAACTACCCCATGTATGGCCCTCCTCAGGCAAAAAAAGAGACCTCATCTTCTTTCCTATAAAACCTTTAGAAGGTATCTGTTGTAGGTTTGGGTTACTCATAGAAAACCGCCCTGTAACTGTGCCTCCTTGATCAGATCTTATTTGGTTAATATCTGCATGAATTCTTTCACCATGAACATAACCAAGTAAACCATCTACAAAAGTATTAGCTGCTTTGTCATACTCTCTTGCTTTAGCAATCATACGCAAAGATTTTTGTTCGTGTGTTTGTAAATAATCTTTAGGTAGTTGAGGCATCTTAGACTTAGGTGTAACCTTGTAGTCTTTTACTTTTAAATATTCTAATAAATTTTTTATGGAAGAAGCCGCCCAAATATCTACCCAGATACCTGTTTTGTTTTGTATTGCTTTTAATATTTGATCTCTTCTTTTTTTAAGATGTCTTCCAAACAGGACAGCTTTTGCGACATCAATTCTAACGCCTTTAAATTTCATGTCAACTAAACATAAAAATAATTTTGTTTCTAATTCAAATATTTGTCTACAAGTTTTTTCTTCTTTGTTGCCTTCTTCATCAACTTTAGTATATAATACTTCGTCAAGTTTTTCGTTAAACAGATTCCATAATTTTAAAGTTAAGTCTACGTCTTGCTTTGCATAATCTTTTACAATGTATGCAGGAAGTTTGTGCATGTTAGACATAGGATCTTTTACCATGCCACCAGACCACTCTAGTGTTTTATTTTGTAAATCGTATTTGTATTTATTGTCATTAAGATAATCTTTAGATAAAGAATCTAGAGAATATTTAAATCTATTCTCATCAATTACAGATGCAGCTATCATAGTATCTACTAGTCGACCTTTCATTTTCATACCTGTTACAGCACGAATCCAACACACATCATACATTGCATTGTGAAATACTTTTGTAATTTTTTTATTTTGAAATATTCTTTCGTTTAAAGAATCCCATATACTTTTGACTTTATTAAAATCTAAATCAATGTCAGAATGTTTAAGTGCAAAGTATGCAGTCTCTTTACCGGTTGCAACAGCTACGCCTGTTATAAAACCGTCTTTTCTTATTGCTCCTAATCCTTTTGTTTTTAAATTAGGGTCATATGTTTCTATGTCTACAGCAACAGTATTTATACCGTTAAGATCTAGGTCTTCTGGATGTTTACACATTGTAATCCCTTTCAAGTATCATTTCTAAATAGTGTATTGCTTTCTTGATGTCCTCTTCTTTCCCTTTCGCAGAATGCCTGCATATATACTTAATAGCATTTCCCTCCGCAAAAAGCAATTTATTCTCGTTTATAAACTTTGCTGGTTGAATCTTATAATTTTTATAATGTGATCCTGAAATTTGTTTATTATATGCGCTCATAATTTACTCCTAATTTATATTGTCCTCGTGATGCTATAGTCCAACAATCATATCTTCCTCGACTATAAGCAACGTACTTTAGTCTTAATTGTGTAAAATAATCTTCTTTCCTTGTTGCAGTTAAATCAACAATTACATTATCAAATGTAAGTCCTTTTACTGTATGTATATTTGCATACTTAACTCTTACATCTCCCTCTAAATCAAAACCTCTTCTTAAAATTTTTTCTATGTATATAAGTCTTTTTTCGTATTCTTCCTTAGTACCTTTTTTTATTCTTATTAATGTAAAATCTTTTTCATTAACGGAAGTTTCTCTAAGTAATTTTAATTTTATTAATTCATAAATTGTGTAATCTTTTTTAATCCAATCTTCAAATTTATATTCTCCTTTTCCTCTTGGAATAACTTTACTACCCATATACTCCCAAAAATCTTTTATTTGTTTTAATGGCATAGGTGTACCTTCGGTAAAATCTTTCCATAATTTATGGCACCTCAATTCTTTTTTTGGTACGTGAGCCGTGTTGCCTACATGAGCAAACTCTATACCGTGTTGTTTTAAAAATGTTTTTACCCAGTTATCTGAAGGAACACCACGATAAGTAAATAAAAAAGTTTCATTACTATTTTTAATTTTATCTAATAAAGCTTGCATAGCACTAGAATTATATTTTAAACCTGGCATGTAATAATGTTCACCTATTATAGGTTGACCTTCATTAACATGTCCTTTAGGATAGTTTGCAGGTTTCCATATTCTTTCATAACCATAATGATCCCAAATAGGTTTTATAATACTTTTACAAATATCATTTATAGTTTTACCACAACGATAACCGTCTTTTAATTGTTCTGCATTTTTAGATAAGGTATGAAAGTAGTTTGCATTTGCTCCTGCAAATTCAAATATAGTTTGATCTGCATCACCAATCATATAATATTCTTTAACATTAGTAGATAATTTTTGTAAAGCTTCTAATTGTTTGACGTTACTGTCTTGTGCTTCATCAACAATTAATGCGTCTATGTCAGGTTCTCTAGATTTTTCTATAAAGTCTTGTATCATATCATCATAATCACAACACAATGTCCTCACATCTTTTTTATATTTAATATATGCTTTTTGCATTTCTTGAATTACATTTAAGGTATAAGGTTTATAAGAAAGTTTTTCACAACTTCTCCAAAATTCTTCTATAGTTTTCCCTTGACCAAAAGCATCATTTAAATATTTATAAAAATTATGTTGTTGAAATTCTGATTCTTTTATTTTTTGTAATTTAAATAAAGAACCTACTTCTTGATCTTTACATAAATTAATATGATCTTTATAATCAAAAAGTTCTTTAGACATGCCTCTGCTTTTACAATAAGAATGTATTGTACAAATTTTATGTTTAAAAGATTTTTTAGTTAATCCTTTTTCTTTTACTTTTGGCAATTTTAAAATCTCATCTCTTATTTCTTCTGCTGCAACATTTGTGTGAGACAAAATTATAATTTTGTCATAAGTAAATTTATCTAATAATTCCAAATACTTATCTGTTATAAATGTAGATGTTTTTCCTGTACCTGGAGGACCAGATATAAACTTAGGTTCAATCATTTGTAATCTCCTCATATTCACCATCAACTATTAAATCTTCTTTGTCTAAATCTTGATTTAATATTCTCCATGACACACAAGATTTTTCTCCAAATTTTCCGTGATTTTTTTTAGCTTTTAATATTTTTTGACATTTAATTACTAAGTCAACTCTAGCTACGTTTACTTTTTGTCTGTGTAAATAATCTTCAAATTTATCTAAGTTAAACTCTAATATTCTTTTAGTTTGATTGTAGTAAGGCATTCCAAAATAAGCTAATTCTTTTTTACTTGTGTAAGCTTTTTCTTCTGAAATATAATTTTTAAAATGTTTTATAAATCTATTATCTTCCGCAGCTTCTTCTACATAATCCTTAGACTTAGTTCTTGCTTCGTATTTTAATCTCATAATTTGATCAAAATCATTTACTTTCATTTCAGGAATCCAGACAGAAGCTTTACTAATCACTGCATCATAAAATAATTTTTTATTTCTAAGTGTAGGACCATCAACAGTTATAGTTTTTTCTGTGCTTGTACCTTCAATAATTGAGTTAATAGTTACAAAATATCTATCACTTCCATACTCTACAATGTCTCCAATAGATTCTTGAGCTTCTTCACTTACTGCTTCTTTAATTCCTATCCAACTAAATAAAACCGCAATAGTTCTAGTATCACACCCAACTATCTCTGCTAATTTTGGCATACCAAATTTTCTCTGTGCTTTTTTAACTGTAGAACCTTTTGAATCTCTTTTAGCAGACTCTTCATCGTTAGCCGCTATTGCAATTTCATATACAAATTCATTTATTTCCTGTTCACTCCATTGTGTTTTGGTAATTAAAACACCTGCTATCGCTGTACAGAAAGCATCTCTTTGACCTTTCCCTGCATATAAAATACATAAAGCAGTAGACAATGCGATCTTACCTAAATCTATTTTAAGATCACCTGGATATTTATTAAAACCTTTATAACTTTCCCATTTAACAATCTCATCAGCTTTACTGTGTTGAGATTCAGGAACTATAGTGTAGTGTTTAGCATCAGTTCTTATTTCACATAACGTATTACCATGAGGAAATTTTTTACAAAACTTTTCTAATTCTTTAGGTAGAATAAATTGTTTAAATGTTAATTTTTCATTCCAAACATAATGACTTGTAGGGTTACTGTCTCTACCAAAAACAGAACCTTTATTTTTTAAATATATATCTGTAAATCTTCTGACATAAGAATTGTCTATGTCAAAATCTGTATCTTGATCTAGTCTAAGAGCTATTTCGCAGTGTGAGTATTTTTGTTTCCATTCTTCTTTCGTTATCTTAAAATCCGGGCTAGCCCAATTTTTTACTTCGGGCGTACCCTTAAGACAGGGTATAATAATCCTTCCTTGATCTATCCAATCTTCATAGGTAACCGGTGCTGTATCTATCTTCTCAATCATAATTTAATTAGTGGACGGATCAACTCTCGCATCCCCGTCCACCCCTGCAGGAAACTATTACAAGTTTATTGTTGGTTTTTTTGTTTGCTCTTGGTTTTCTGGTTTTGCTTCTACTTCACCTTTACCTATTTTTTCAGCAAAGTTTTTTGCAATATCATACAAACCTTTGTCTGATACTGGTCCAACTTTACTTACATCCCAACCAAACCATGTTCCTTTGTCGTTAGACATCTGAACAGTCTTTAGATTGTAAATGTGGCTATAAGTGGGCGGTGTAAATAAACCATTTTTACCTTGCATCTTAATACCCATCATCATTGAGTTCCA